AGGCGGTTAGCCGCCCATGGCTGTTTATCAAGTCATATTCCACCAGCGTTTAGACGATTACGCTGTGGTTCAAACATTGACAGAACCCGAACTGAACTTGGGCTTACCGTTCACGCTTGCTGGCTTAGGCCACAGTTTGAACGGTACGCACAATGTTTACGCAATACCCGAATACCTGTTTACGGGCGTAACCAGTACTGGCGATCTGACATTTGATTACAACTACCCGATACCAAATCAGGTGTTGTTTTATGACGCAGGCGACAACCTTGACCGCACAGCTGCAATACCGCAAGGCACCCTGACTTACACGGAAACCTGCACATGGGTGACCGGCACACAAATAGGCACCTGGCTAGGCATTGCTTTGGCAAGTGTTGACGAAACCGCTTTCTTGGCTCAATGTGCTTCAAGCGCCAACAACTTCATTTTTCGTAGACGTCAAGAGTCAGGTTACACGGACTCTTTGACTACGGCCCCAAGCGGTGACGTAGAGCTAGCCACAATCATGTTTGGCGGCTCGATTTACAGGCAACGTGGCGCCATAGACCAATTCGCAAGTTTTAGCGATATGGGAACCGCTACCGTGTCTGGGTTGTCGCCGTTAATTAAACAACTGGCTGGTATCCCACGGCCTGCGGTTGCGTAATGACTGTTTACACCGACCTGTTCAATGAGTCGATAGACGACCTAGCAACAACCCTCGCAACCATCACTGGCATGCGTGTGGTGTTTGACCCTGAAAAGATCAACCCACCGTGCGTGTTTATTGACGCACCCAGTTTTGATTGCTTCAACTACAACATCGTTACCATGAATTTTTCGGTAAAAGTGGTGACACTAGGGCCAGGCAATTTGGACGGCTTACGCAACGTTTTAGACATGTGTGCGAAGGTCCTAGCAAAGAACGTGGCAGTGAAATCTGGACGCCCTGGCTATATCCCGATTGGTGGCCAGACTTTTGCCGCATATGACCTATCCATAGACGTACAAGCACAAGCAGGTTGAACATGAAATACACGATCATTAGCGAAAGAATAGGAACAGTAGGCGCAGAATTTGTGCCTGGTGCCGGTACAAACATTGAAGCGTTACTAGCTCACGGGTTCATCAAATCTCACGAACCAGCCAGCGACAAGCCCACCCCAAAATCTGCTAAAACTAAAGCACAACCGAAAAAGGATTAACCCATGGCTACTTCGACATACCTTTCTAACCCAGGCGTAATGGTCAACAGCGTTTCGTTGACCGACCAATGCACCAGCGCCACGGTCACCAACATGGCCGAAGCCCTAGAATCAACAGCCTTTGGTAGCACCAGCCGTGTGTTCGTTTCGGGCTTGTATAACCAAGAAATTACGCTTGACCTATACATGAGCTATGCGGCCAGCGAAACCTACGCAACTTTGGCAGCTCTAGTTGGCACCACCACCACCGTAAAGGTTTCAAACACCGTTGCAGGCTTGACCACAGCCAGTGCCACAGAACCACGCTTCGAATTGGTGGGCGCTTATCTTGAGTCTTTGCCAGTTATCAACGCAACCATGGGCGAACTGTCAACCATTAGCATTACCTTTAAGGGTGGCGTTTTGACCACCGTTGTTTCCTGATTTAGCAACCCCAACAGCAAAGGCCCGACATGCAACTAACACTTAGAGTCGACCAGGGCGAAGGCCCTGTAGAAGTAAGCACCAACCTTTTCACCATTGTTTCGTGGGAACGCAAATTCAAACGCAAAGCCAGCGACTTGGCAAACGGTATCGGCATTGAAGATTTGGCGTACCTTGCACACCAGGCATGCCAACAAAATGGCGTGACCGTGCCAATCGTTATGGACGATTTTATAAAGAAGCTGGTGTTGCTCGAAGTTGTCAACAATGAGATTGACCGCCCTACCAAGCCAGTACCCACCGATACGCACTAGCACAGGTTTTAGTAGCGACAGGGTACTGGCCACAGCAAGTAGAGTTTGATACCAACGACCTAGCAACGGTCATTAAGGTCATCAACGAAAGCAGAAAATAGTCATGGCAAACATCAGCACAACCATTTCTGTTGTTGGTGTTAAAGAAGCCTTGGCATATCTCAACGGTGTTGACAAAACTTATCGCCGTGAAATCACCCGACAATACGCCGCAATTGTTGAACCCATCGTAAAAGACGCACAATCACATTTGCCTAGTAGCGCCCCAATGTCTGGCTGGAAACGCAACTACAGCGTAGGTGGACAAGCCAAAGCCGAAGCCAAAGGGCAAACTTCACGCCTAGTGGGTCGAGGTACCCAGCGTGACAACTTTAGTCGAGCAGCACCGGACCCCACAGACTTGTTGCCTTGGGACGGTGCCAAACAAGCCAAACTAATTAAACCTTGGGTGTCAGGTAAAAAATCCAAAGCCAACACTTTTGGTTTAAAATGGAACAGCAAAAGCGCCGCACTATTTGACTTGTCAGGCCGTGCCAAAACCCCACAAGGTGAGCAAATGATTACCGTATTGGGCGCCCGTTTTGGTGGCCCTAGCCGTGTGATGTGGAAATCGTACGAACGTGCCGATGACCAATTACAGGAAAACATGCGCCGTTTGATTGAAGAAATCATGGCAAGTGTCAACCGAAATATGAAGGTGATCTAATGGCTATTTCAATTCCGATAGTTTCAGAATTTAACCCCAAAGGTATTGACAAAGCCTTACGAGAATTTCAAAAACTAGAGACAGCAGGGCAAAAAGCACAGTTTGCCATTGGCAAAGCAGCCGTACCTGCAGCTGCTGCACTTGGCGTTCTGGTAGGTGTTGCTAGTGACGCTGTTGGCGCTTTTATGGAAGATGAAAAGTCAGCCAGCGCTTTAGCCAAAACATTAGAAAACGTGACTGGCGCTAACGATCAGGCTGTGCAATCCACTGAAGATTGGATTACCAAAACTTCATTAGCCATTTCTGTTGCTGACGACCAATTGCGCCCAGCTCTTGACAGCTTGGTTCGAGGCACTGGTGATGTCACCAAAGCCCAAGATTTGTTAACTTTGGCTTTAGATATTTCTGCCGGTACTGGCAAAGACTTAGGTTCTGTAGCTGACGCATTGTCAAAAGCGTTTAACGGCCAGTTGGGACCACTAAAGAAATTAGACCCTGCTTTGGCTGGCATTATTGAGCAGGGCGGCGGCGTAGACGAAATCTTTGCCCAATTAAGCGAAACGTTCCAAGGTCAAGCCGCAACAGCTGCAGACACTACCGCAGGCAAAATGGAAAATATTAAAATTCGTATGGACGAAATGAAAGAATCCATTGGTGAAGCCGTAGTGCCAATTCTTGAAAAGTTGTTGCCAGCCTTTACTGGCATGTCAGATTGGGCGTCAAAAAATACGGGCAAAATTGTGGCTATTGGTACAGCGGTTGCAGGCATTGCGGCAGCTGTCGTTTTGATAAATGGCGGCCTTGCTGTGTATAACGCTTTGACCGCATTAACGGCCGCCGCTAACGCTGTTCTTGCAACGTCTTTTACCGTTCTTTATGTTGCTACAGGCGTAGGAATTATTATTGCCATTGTTGCCGCCATAGTTTTATTGCAAGCGAAATTCAATATTTTGGGTGACGCTGTAGAAGGCGTAAAAATCATGGCGGAATTTTTGTGGGACAAAATTAAAGAAGGTTTTGGGTGGATGGTCAACAACTGGCCGTTGTTGCTAGCAATTATTACTGGACCGTTTGGTATGGCTATCTATGCGGTAGTCAAATTTAAAGACAAAATTATTGAAATTATCAGGTCAATAGTCAGTTTTATGGTTGACGCATTCTCAACCATTGCCGAAACAATTTTGGCACCATTCAAAGCCGTATTTAACGGCATAGCCGAACTATGGAACAGCACCGTAGGCGCCTTAGGTTTTACAGTCCCAAGTTGGGTGCCACTAGGTTTAGGCGGCAAAACATTCGAGGTGCCAGACATACCTGTTTTGGGTGATGGGGGAATCGTGACGGGTCCCACTTTGGCGCTTATCGGTGAACGTGGCCCTGAAGCCGTCATACCTTTAAACCGTGCCGGTGGTGGCATGGGTGGCAACACAATCAACGTCAACGTGACTAGCGCAAACCCTCAAGAAGTAGTGCGAGCATTGCAAAAGTATGTGCGCCTAAATGGACAAGTCCCAATTAACACCAGGGGCATGTAATGGCAAAAATACCCTGGGTGTTTAAAAACGATACAACCAGCACCATTTTTACAACCAGCGTTTTGTCAGCAAACTACATGTATTTGCGCCAGTCCTACAAAGACTATTTCGCTGGTTCTGCGTTAACTATCACAATTAAAAACCAGGCAAATGAAGCTGCAGGTTTTACTTTAAATGACCGTGTTGACCTGTACTACATGGAAGGCGCAACCAAAGTTTGGAACCAAAAGTATTGGGTAGACGAAATCCAATTTACGGATTACCCAGGCAACGTGGGTTTGTCGACCGCCACCATTACTTGTATTGACTGGCTGGCCCGTGCAGCTCGTGTTTTGGGCAATAGCACACTTATACCGTCAACCACTACTTGCCAGCAGGTAGCCCGTTTAGCAGACGCTGCAGGTGGCCCACTGCCCCCAGACATGACTGTGGGTGTAGCAACAGGGGACAGTTTTGGTGTTGCTGCAAGCGTTGTCGAATCATGCGTAAGTTTTATTCAACAAAGCCAACTAACCGAAAATGGCAGCGTGGCCATGTTTGGGCAAACATTCCAATTAAACCCACGGCGAACTTTAGTCATGGCAACGCACGCAGAATTTGGGCGCACACCGTCAGCAAGCGTTTTGGGATACCAAACATTTGACCGTATTCGTGCCGGTCAGTCAATGATTAACCAAGTCGAAGTTAACTATGGCGGCGGCGCAGGCACGACTACATACACAAATAATGTCAGCGCCAACGTTTACGGCAAATATTCCGAAAACGTCACAAGCACAAACACGGGTCCTGTGCCTGCAGGAACACTTGCCAAAATGCGAGCGTTATATCAGGGCGAACCAACTACCCAAAGATACATTTTTAGTTTTGACGACCTGACAAACGACAGCGCTTTAATGGCTACCTGGCTAGACCTGTACAAAACCCAAGGCTCTTTTACTTACGAAATGAACTATTTGGTGCCTGGTGACGCAGTTGAAACGACAGAACTAATACGCCTCGAAGGGGTCAATATTGACTTAACACCCGAACGGACAACCTTTACGGTTTACGCCAGCCCATTCGCTTATTACGATATGTTTGTGCTTGGCACCCCCATGGGTGTTCTGGGCCGTGACTATTTAGGCTGGTAAACACATGAGAAAGCAAAACTAATGGCAACCCCACCAGTGTTTTTAGACGCAGAAATTCTTTACGCAAGTTCAATGAACAAAATTGGCATGTGGCTAGTTAAAACACAGACAATTGGTAGTGCCGTGTCAAGCGTGACCGTGACAGGTGCGTTTTCGGCTGACTACGACCATTACAAAATTATTGTGCAAGCCAACTCAATTGCCGCAGGTGGCCCTTACATGACTTTGCAACTTGGGTCAACGACCACAGGATATTATTGGGGTGCAGCTGGCGTTATTTATTCAACTGGCGCTTTTTCAGGTATTACTACGAATAATGGTTCTAGTTGGAATCGTTTAGGCCCTGGCACCACTGTTGGCATGGCAGGTGTTTACGATTTACTAAACCCGTTTAAAAACGAAAACACCATTATTACTGGCACTTACGCAGATGGTTCTGCAGGTTCTGCCGCTGTTGGTTCGGGAATTTTAGACAATACAACTAGCTACACGGCTTTTACTGTTGGTGTCACATCGTCAACAATGACAGGCGGAACAATCTACGTTTACGGATACAGGTACTAAACATGACTATTGACGAATACAAAGCCCTATACCCACAAGACGCCGTTTACATTCAAGTTGACGAAATTGAACGCACCATGACGGATGAAGAATACGAAGCATGGGTTATTGAAGGCGTTTACTACAGCAACAACCCAAGATGATGAAAACTCTTGCCGTGATCGCCGCCCTCGCCATTGCCTTAATGCTGGTTATTACCAGCTGTAGCGACCGCACTCGATACAACTGTAAAGAAACCCCAACAGCCACAAGGTGCAACCCATGAAAAAGTACACAAACTCAGAAATCAAAGCCCGACTTATACTCATTGTGGGCATTGCTTTAGCCGTAGCGTTTCTAGGTTCGACTGCAGCTTTGCTTTACGGCCTGCTGTTTGTGATTCAACCTTTAGAAGTCAGCCCTAATGACGAATCAGCCTGGGCGTTACTATCACCAATGATGTTGTTTTTGACAGGTGCCTTATCTGGAATCCTTGCTAGTAACGGCCTAAAGGACAAGGGAGAAAAAGACGATGGCAATTAGACCGTACACCGGCAACAAAGACGCCGTACACGCCGCAAAGCGTGAAGGTACCAAAGTGTTTGTTGACTATTGCTGTTACCTATTTGGCGTCACCAACATAGGCATTTTTAATGACCGAAACATGGTTGGGACCACCCCACCAAAGAAGTCAGTACATGCCACCTGGCGAGCTGTAGACCTTAAAGGCACACCCGAACAACGGTTGAAACTGATTGACTTCCTATTTACCCACCGTGACATTTTGGGTATAGAAGAAATCCACGATTATGCAGGCACCTACAAAAACAACCCTAAAGGTTGGGGCGCTGGCTACCGCTGTGATCGTGACGCCTGGCGTGTGTACGACAAAAACACTATTGGGTCAAAAGGCGCCCAATGGGTGCATGTCGAAGTCTCACCGCTACTGGCTGACCACCCTGATGTCGTTCACCATGCTTTTAAAACTATTATGGGTGCTTGACATAGACCTACCGAATCGGTAGACATACCCCGACCTGACCCCGACTGAAGGACAAACCAAAATGAATGTGAAACGCTTTTTAGGGCTAGCCCTATTCACCTACATGATGTGTGCCGCTTTTGCGGTAGTGAACCAAAAAGACACGCCACCCCAAACCTACGCTGTAGTACCAGCAACAATTACCCTGGGCGATTTATCACCCCAACAGTTACAAGACAGGGTTGTAGAACTAACAACCACCACTAGTACCACCACTTCGACACAACCCACCACAAAGGTGGCTTATGTTGACCCAGCGACAAAATGCCAAGAATGGTTGCCGGTCGCTGTATCTGTTGGCTGGCCTAATGACACTCAAACTTTAGAGAAGTTAGGCAGGCTGATTTGGAAGGAGACAAGGTGCCTTAACATTACGCCTTTGTCAACTGACCCTGACCAGCACCCAAATTTCAATGGTTCCGATCACGGTTTGATACAGGCGAATAAGTTGCATAAACGCTGGGCAGAAGAACTTTTTAACATGCCGTTTGAAGAATCCATGAGCGACCCAACCCTTAACTTGCGGTTTGGTTTCCTGCTCTATGAAGCCACCGCTGAGACAGGCGCATGCGGTTGGCAGCCTTGGAGAATGTGCTAGCAAATGTTCAATGTTGACCGCCCCGACTGGCAACAATTAGCGGCATGTCGAGGCATTGACACCAACCTGTTTTTTCCTAGCAACGCCCAAGAGTCAGCCCAAGCCAAAGCCATAATCAGACCCTTATGCGAATCCTGTTTAGTGTTTCAAGAGTGCTACGCCTACGCCGTGTCATTCCCTGAAAAGGCTTTACAAGGCATTTGGGCCAACACCACAGACAACGACCGGCGGCGTATCCGCTACAGTGCGACACCAGTTGGCTATCGTACAAAACAACCCGACTAATGAAAGGCCCGACATGAACCAACAATTAGCAGAAATGACAGCTGCCATAACCAAAGCCGAAATCACTATGAAAGCGGCGGCTTGGCAACTCGAAGCGCAAAAAACCGACATTGAAATGCTTAGAAAAGCCTTGTTTGAATTGGCTTATGTCGCCGAAGAAAACGGTATCTACCTGTCAAATCTCACTAAGTCAACACAAGACACAATTGTGGCCATGCGGTTAGGTGGCTTCAAATGATCTGCGAACTATGCAAAAAAGAACTACACGCCTTTGATATTCGGGTGCAAGACCTGTTGCAAGGTATTTGCCTGGCTTGTGGCAAAGCAGGCGACTGGCAACACATGACCCCTGAAGAGTCAAGCCGTTGCCAACAACTGTTTACCTGGGCAAACATGACCGCCGATCAACGCAAGGCATACGACAGAAACAGGGGCAGCTGATGGACCTATCAAACTATGTCGACGTACCAACACGGTTTGCTATGGCATTGGAACGCTGGCCTGAGTTACGCATTATTGAAAACCGCCCTGAAGTAATCACGGTTGGCGACAAAACTTTTATTGCTGTTACCGTGCAAGCCTGGCGCACACCGGAAGACCCGATCAGTTGCCAGGCAACGGCTTGGGAACCGATACCTGGGCTGACGCCGTTCACCAAAAATTCCGAGATGATGAACGCAAGCACCAGTGCTTTAGGCCGTGTCTTAGGGTTTATGATGAGTTTCGGCCCGAAGATGGCTAGCGCCGAAGAAGTACGCAATCGACAAGAAACCAGCACCCCAGCAACCCTTGTCAAACAGCCTCAAAATGCGCCCAGACAGGCGCTAGGCGCAAATGCGAGCAATGCACCATCTGAAGCCCAATTGAAGTACCTACGAGGTTTAAATTGGGAAGGCCCAGTACCCGAAACTAGAGCTGACGCCACGGCCCTAATTAAAAGGTTGGCACCGTAATGGCCGCAGTAGTGACTTTGACCAACGCCCAAATGGCTGTTGCTGTTCAAGAAGCTGAACGCCGAATGGAATCAGGCCGCAATCAAACTTCACGAACATTTACAGGCGTAACGCTTACTGAAGAGTTAAAGCAACAAATAGATGTGCTTGGCGCTGTCAGTGAACTGGCTGTGTCACTCTATTTGCGTTTACCGTGGACCGGCAAAGGCAATTTAGGCGCTAGTGACGTTGACGGTTACGAGGTTCGAAGCAGTCAACGAAAAGAAGGCAAAGACTACTATTTGTATGTTCGTGAATACGACAAAGACGCTGTGTATATCTACTGCGTAGTTGACGGGCCACAAGTAGTAATTGCAGGCTGGGCTACAGCTGCAGACGTCAGAACTAAAGGCCGTCTGCTGTATGAAGATAACCAATGCTACGGATTACCCAGGCAAGACCTGTACCCAATGGAAAAACTGCGATGAAAGAATCCTATTTTCAGTCGCAAGTAATCATGTTGGCTCGACTACACGGCTGGCTAGTTATGCACACCCGTGCTGTGGAAATCCGCCCAGGGGTGTGGAAAACCCCACTACAAGGTCACGCAGGTTTCCCAGACCTGACGCTCGCCCATAAAACACGTGGCGTCATATTTGCCGAACTTAAAAGCGACATAGGGCGACTATCCGAAAAACAAGAATTGTGGTTATCAACACTCAACGACGCCGGCATGGAACACCACGTATGGCGACCCAAAGACATTCAAGCAATCTCAGACCGACTAGCCAGGAGACCCGACCATGACTGAATTTATGCAACCCATCAACCCAATTCGTATTTGGACTAAAGGTAGCAACCACCGCTTTGCCCACAATGTGTTTGCTATCGCTATATCAAACTCGCATGATGTCGAATACTTAACTGTGAACGGCAACTTCATGCCAGTAACAGCAATCACCCATGCCGAAGTCCTGCTGAATGGACAATGGACAGCCATTCACACTGTAGAGATACGCCACCCAGCCACCTGATACTGTCAGCACAATTTCATTAGTCGCATGGGTGTATCAGGGTTGTATCTGACGGGCCGTAAACAGGGGAACCTGGGTAGACGCCTATGCATTGATGTAGGCGAACAGCGTTTCCAAACGGCACAAATGGCGAAGGTTGACCCCTGAACAAAAATAGAACGGCTCCCTGTGGCTACTTGCCCAAATAGTGGGGAAGTCAAACCACCCACCTATCACATGGAACTAGACGACAACCGCACAGGCGCATTTCCTGTGTGGGCGTCAGTATCTCTTGACCTATGATCTGAACAAAGGAGACCCGACAATGCCCAGACAACACACCACTAACGACCTGACCTATCGACGCAACAGGCAAGCCCTGCTAGCCAACAACCCACCATGCCATTGGTGCGGCCAGCAAGGAACAACAGCAAACCCAATGACAGCAGACCACCTAATAGAACATGACCGTGGTGGCTCAGATGATCTAGACAACCTGGTGCCGGCATGCCGTAAATGCAACAGCAAACGTGGCGCCACATACAAAGGCAAAAGGGACGCAATACGCATTCAAAAACGTAATGAAGCCGTAAACCATTTTTTTGACACACCTACCCTGCCC